ACCATGCTTAAAAATACATCGGTATTTCCTAGCTCAATGATATGTTCTAATAATTCAAAGTTCTTTTTTTCGTACAGCGGTTCTCCGCCGATCAGGCTTAACATTTTAAGATCTTTAAAATTAACTTTTTGTTTTATTTTTTCTAAGTCTACAAATTTATATTTTTTTGCAGGAATCTCTGGATTCATAACATGGTCAAGATTGGCCCAACTACTACTGGCTTTAGAACTACAACTTATACAGGTAGCATTACATGTATAGCTGGTTAATAACTTGAGCATGAGTATTTGGTCTAATCCATTTTTAACATCTTCGTAGATAAATTGTAAATCTCGATCCCAGTAAAAATCTAATGCGGCATTTTTTATTTGTCGGTCGCTTTTTAGTCCGTAATCCTCGAGATTCCAGCATTTTTGACAGGACGATGTTTTAATTCCAGCCAATAAATCCAATTTAATTTGATTGATATTGTAGTTTTCGGGTAGTAAACAACAATGAGTTTCTTTGGAATCCCAATTTATTTCTCTTCCAACCCAAGGCAATACGCAAAATGTATCCATCTTGTATTTAAGGATAGTATGTGCTATAATTAAATAAATAATAAAAAGGTCCTGGCTCAAAATGCAGAAAAAAACTCGCAGTTTACTAGAAGAATTAGACTCAATGTACATTGAGCGAGATCAGCGTCATGTTATTGAAAACCGTGCTGCTAACGTCATTGCCAGTGCTATACGCTTGTTAGAGCAAATCGATTCTAGTTACAGCGCAGAAGACGCCCAAAATTTACAGCGTAAACTGCTGAACGCTATCAATCAGCGTGACCCAGGTAAATTTACCCGCACAGTGAGACGAACAGATGCAAATTCATGAAATAACACTGCGTCAAGTTGACGAAGGATTGGGTTCATTTGTATCTGGGTTGACTGGTCAAAATCGAATCAATAAACAAGCTGCAAAAGCCGCTGATAAATTGACCAAGCAAGGATACGGAGCTGATTATCAAAAACCCAGCGACAAGTGGGAAGACAAATATTCGGCTTTGCAAAAAGATACAGCAGTGGCTAGTTATGCTAAAAATCTAGCCGCCGGTTGGGCAAAAACTGCCAGCACTTTAGTAAAACCCACGCAAGGATTAACCTCCGCCGCAACACTACAAAAAACAATTCCAACTTTGGTCTCTACCGCTAAACGATTCAATAACAATTTAACATCAACACAGATTGGTCAAATTTTAGCCAAGTCGGCACCTACTGTTTGGGCCAATACCGCAGATAAGTCTACCGCTATTACACAATTAAAACATGAACTGACCAAACAAGGTGTTGCGGTTGACGGAGCATCTACCACAGCCGCACCTACAAAACCAGCAACAAAATCTTATTATGGTAAGCCAGGACAAATGAGTTCAACCGTTGCTGCAAGCAAAACTGGACAAAATATGCAGAAAATGTTTGGAAAACCCAGAGGTGGAATTCAAGGCATGCAATCTGATCTTGATGAAGCAGTCACCATTGGTCCAGTCGCAGATCAATATCGAACATCTTTTGTCAACTGGTCCGACGGCCAGTTGGCCACTCGTGTTCCTGAAACCGGCGCTACTATTACCATGGCCGAAGTTCGTAAAACTCCAGGCTTGTCTACTAAACTATCAGCGGCCCTGGATCAAGTTGTTCAAACACAAGGCACTCCTCAACAAACACAGGCAGTAGAAGAATACATCAAGTTGGCCGTAGCCGGAGTGCAAGCCTTGGCACAAAGTTCAAAAAATGGAGTATCGGCGTTGACACAACAACAAAATACTCAGTTTGCCACTACCTCTGGCGCTGTAAAACAATCTTTACGTGACGCCGGCATTGATCCTAGCAGGTTAGCACAATTTGGCGCCAAGGCTGCCAACGATGGAAATCCAATGGAAGTAAAACGAACCAATGATACTACTGCTGACACTTTATTAAAACTAGCAGGATTTAACCTACGATGAACTTATTGGAAGGTGGCAACGTATTCAAAGATGGCGACGGCCGCGCACTAACACAGCGTGTCAATCAAACTGATGTTAAACCTACCCTGGCCTGGCTCGAAGAAATGTTGCCAGACCTTGATTTACAAAACAATACTCTGGGATCTACCGGTATTAAAGACACTTCTGGCGACTTAGATATTGCCGTAGATGCCAATCAAGTTACCAAAGAACAATTAGAAGCAAAACTAAAACAATGGGCTGCCAGTCATGGATTCAAGCCCGAAGATTATGTGCGTAAGTCCGGAACTGCTGTGCATTTCCTTACACCTATTGTTGGCAATCCTGCAAATGGCTATGTTCAAACAGATTTCATGTTTATGAAAAATGTGCCATGGAGTAAGTTTGTTTTAGGTGCCATGCCTGCAGACTCAAAGTATAAAGGTCGCGAGCGTAATGTGCTAATGAACTCAATTGCCAAAAGCATGGGCTACAAGTTAAATCAAGTAAGTGGCATTGCCAATCGTGAAACCAATACACTTGTTACCAATGATCCAGACCGGGTCGCTAAACTGTTGCTGAATAAGACAGCTACACGACAAGACTTAGCTAGCGTAGAAAGTATATTACAAGCTCTAAGTACAGATTCCGAACGCGATGCTAAACTGGCAGATTTTAAACAACATATGGAACGTGAAGGTTTGCCTTTCTTAGAAGATACCATGGAAGGTACCGTCGTTCCTCCTGTAACAGGTTACACCGAAGTAAACTTCTTGGCCAAATTACGTGATCGTATTATTAATCAAGGCATGCGTCCGTTAATTGAAACCACATTGATGGAAGCCGAAGCACGTATTCCACATATTGAAGACCTGGTATTTGACCGCGGCACACGTGGCGTAGAAGAAGCCATGAGTATAATGAATCATGCCGCAGAAGATACACGCCGACATACCACAGTCAAGTGGGATGGTAAGCCTGCTATTATCTGGGGACGTGATGAACGTGGGCAATTTGTATTAACTGATAAATCTGGATTTAGTGCCAAAGGTTATCAAGGACGTGCTACTAACATACAACAACTAGCTGGAATCATGCAAGCCCGTGGTGGCGAACGTGGCGAGTTAATTGGTATATATGAAAAATTGTGGCCCATGTTAGAAGCCGCAACACCAGAAAAATTTAAAGGTTATATCCAAGGTGATTTACTTTATACTAGTACGCCGCCCGAAGTAAGCGGTGCGTATGAGTTTAAACCTAACTTTGTGGAATATCGTATTCCAGCTGACAGTCGTCTAGGCCAAGCCATTGGCGCCAGTGAAGTGGGTATAGCTGCACATACTCGTTATAAAACTGCCGACGCACAGCCGGAACCCATACATCATATTAACTTAAACAAAGTTCCGGGATTGCTGATTGTTGAACCTACAGTTAAAGACATTAAGAATGTTACACCCGACAAAAAATTAGTTCAACAATTACGTCAAGTGGTTATCCAGCACGGAGCCGCAATTAACGGATTGTTCAACCCAGCTGAACTTAGGGCCGCACAACTTAGCGACTTGCCGGCCCTATGTAAACGTTATGTTAACTCTAGAATTACTAGCGATTATGAAAACTTATTGTCAGACTTTGGTGCATGGTTGCAAAAAAATACTACGTTACGAAAATATAACAATATTGTGGAATACCTACAAAGTCCGAGATCAAACATGGATGGTATTACTGCGGCATTTAGTGCATTCTTGTTGCTACACGAAATTAAGATGGACATGCTACAACAGCTAGATCGTCAAGAGCCCGGACACGAAGGATGGGTGCTGGCCACTCCTGCAGGCCGTGCTAAACTGGTCAATAGATTTGGCTTTAGCGCCGGTAATCGCATATTAAACAACCCAAATTTGGCCACCTAACTCCTAGATTTTACCAAAAGGTATAAATAAAAGTAGGCCCATTGTGGCCATATATTAAGGAGATTTAAAATGGCTTATATTACCCCCGTATCAGGCGGATCACAACCAGTATTTGCAACAGACGTTCTTAACGGACCAGTTGCTCAAGGCGCTAACATTGCTGCTCAAGGCCCAGTTAACTTTGCTGGCCCCAAGTATGACTTTTTCACTGTAACAGCTAACGCTAGTGTTGCCAGTCAAGGTGGTGTTAATCAATATGTTGCTAACGTTATCCAAGCTGTTCAACAAACAGCTACCGTGGCAATTTTCCAAGTGGCATCTAATGCTACTTCATTGAGCTTTGCTGTATACCCAGTTGGCGCATATACAAGTGCTACATTTGTTGCAGCTGTTCAAACAGCTAACACAGCAAGTATTGGTGTTCCAACAGGAAACGTTTCTACTACTGCTTCGTTTACAAACGTTTAATCGATTAGATTTGACTTTGCTAAAAACAAAAACCTGCCGCGGCAGGTATTTTGTTGACTTTAATACAGGTATTGTTATAATAACTTAAATACTATTATGATGGTTAGCAAAATTACAGAATTAACCGTGTTTGAAAGTCCCGACGGTGGACGTACAGTTTATGCCCGCCGCCCCGGTGAAACCAAACGA